TGGAAGGCCGTGCTTGTTGGAGGCATCGCCGCCTTGGGCTGCTTCCTCTTCACGGCGCTCGACCCGACCGATCCGCGCTACGGCATCGGCAGCAAGTGAGCACGCCACTGCTGGGCAGGCGGCGATATCTGACCGTGGCAGAGTTCGCGGCGAAGACCGGACTGTCGGAAACGACCGTCCGCGAGCGTTGCCGCCGTGGCTGCTACCGCCTGCGATCGCGGCGCCAGCCGGGGCAGCACTACCAGATCGTGGCGAGCGAAGTGGAGGCCGCACGCCGGCCGATGCGGTAGACTCGAAGTCTCCTTCTCCAGGGAGAACAGCAGCCCCCGGCGCCGAGCAGGCCGGGGGCTGTTTGCCGTCCGGGCGGGCTGCCACAGTGTGCGTCCGTCATCCTCACGTAGAGACTCAGAGACACCGCAATCGGGCGGGTGTATGGTCAGCAGACCAGCAAGACCGATGGGGGAACGAGTGACGCCAGACGCACGCAAGGGCCGCCGGGTCAAGCCCTACACGACGGGCGAAGCGGCGCTCGAGTTGGGCATCTCGCGGCGCAAGGTCATCCGCCTGTGCGACGCGGGCATGATCGAGCACTACTGGACGCCAGGCAACGGGCAGCGCAGGATTCGCGTCAGCGAACTAGAACGATACCGCAAGCGTATTAGTTGACAACGGACAGTATGCCAACGTAGAATCAGAAGCGCACTGTAAGAGCCAAAGCGGAGAGGAGAAAGCACACCACAGCAGTTGATCCCTGGAGACGGAATGGACGCCCAAGAGTCGGGCGGCAGGCCTGCTTACGACAAGCCCACCGCCCTAGCGAGACCGGAGAACCTCTCAGAACCCCAGACCGCTGTCGTTAATGTACCACCACAACGGTCTAACACCTTCACTTCACGCACGTTTCACGCGCCCGTCGCCGCACCCGAAGCGCCCTTCTGGCGCAAGCGCGCCGTCGGCCTCGCGCAGAAGTGCGCCCGCCTTGAGCTCGAGAATCGCGAGCTGCGCGAGCTGCTCGTCGAGCGCGACGAGGCGACGTCATGAGCGCCGCGGCCGAAGACTCCGGCACCTACCCCGCGCACATGATGGCCGACGCCGAGCGTGAGGCCGAAGAAGCCCGCGCCGCGGCCGGATACCCGAAGCCACTGCCGGCCGATGAGCTGGCCGTGATCCAGGCCGCCACAGTCGCTCGCGCCCGCGAGCGCATCGCCGCCGGACGCGGCGACTTCATCGACCGCGTCTGCGTCAGCGCCGCCGACAGGCGGGACGCCGCGAAGGAGACACCAGGAGGCTCATCCCATGAGTAACTTCAAGCTCGATGATTCGTACGTTGATGTTGCCGAGCGCATCCGCGAGTTCAAGGCTGCGTTCCCCGAGGGCAGCCTGCAGCCCGTCGACCACGACAACCCGTACATCCTGCAGGAGATCGGCAACGAGACGCTCATCGTCTACCGCGCCGCCGCCTACCGGACGCCCGACGACCCGCGACCCGGCATCGGCGTCGCGTCCGAGGTCTTTCCAGGTCGCACGCCATATACGAAGGGCTCGGAGATCATGAACGCCGAGACGTCCGCCTGGGGCCGGGCCATCGTGGCGCTCGGCATCCCCACAAAGCGCATCGCATCGACTGAAGAGGTGCGCAACCGCAGAGCCGAACAGGCTACGCCGCAGGCCACCCGCCGCGACGAGCAAGGCGAGCAGGCGGCTGCCGCGCCGGCCAAGGCCGGCAACGGTAACGGCCGCATCAACGCCGCGGCGCAGAAGCGTCTCGGCGCGCTCATCGAACAGGCCGGCCGTGACGTCGACTCGGTGCTCGCCGCCGCCGAACGCAAGGGCCTCGGTGGCGGCACGCTCGACAGCCTGACGATGGAAGAGGCGAAGAAGGTCGCCGCGGCCATGAAGAAGATCATCCCCGACCCGGAGCCGCCGGAAGGCGACGGCGCGGACCCCACCGACGGAAACGACTCGCCGGACGACTACAAGCCCCAGGAGGCCGCTACGGCGGCCCCCGCGGACGTGGCGTCTCCGGCGGCGCGAGAGGCGCGAGAGGTGTCCCCAGGTGCGTCAGGCGACGGCTTCGAAGAGTTCGACGCGGAGCTGTCCGCCGCCGCCGAGAAGAAGCGCGCCGAGAATGCCTCGAAGGACTACAAGGTGGGCTCCATCACGGCGCAGCAGCTCACGCGCATCGCCGCGCAGTGCGGCGAACTGGAGCGCCTCGGCGTCGGCGTCGACGAGTGGCGCATCGCTCTCGCCGACAAGTTCAGCGTGGCTCACCGCGACGCGCTGAACAAGACGACCGCGCCGAAGGTCATCGACTTCCTCAGGCGCTGGACGGTCGACCTGAAGTCCGGCGTCCTCGCGCCCGGCGAGAGAGAGGTGGCGTGATGACCTCGGCGACGCTGACCACCGCCGAACGCCTGGCGCGCGAGTTGTCCGATCCGGTCGGCAAGCAGCAGGTCGCGAACGTCCTCGGAATCGGCATCGCCGGCGTGTACGACTCGATGCGCCGCTTTGACGCGGCGCGCATCGCCGGTGACATAGACGCCATGCGCCGCGAGGTGCCGTGCCTGCACCGCGGCGGCGCGAGGCAGAAGGACGGCACCTACCGCGGCGGGCGCTACGTCGTGCCGCGCGACGCCTTCATCCGCTACTACGTCTCCGCCGGCCTCGATGAGTCCGTACTCGCCGAACTCTACGGTGCGCCGTGAGCGTCGTTGTCGGTCGCTACTGCGGCTCGGACTCCATCGTCGAACTGCTCCAGGAGGACGACGGCACGTACACGATGACCTCCTTCTTCCGCGACTGGGACATGGACCGCACGGTGAGCCCGCAAGAGGCGGGCGAATGGGTCGACCATATCCGCCGCAGCGGCGGGCAGGTCTACCACGGCGTCAGTTCCTGGCCACTCAAGGACACATCTGAAAGGACTACGGCATGAGCCGTTCGCTAAACAGCATCTGCGTCTCCGGCCACCTCGGCCGGGCTCCCAAGGTCTTCGCCAACGACGACGGCACGAGCAGCGCGATCCTCACCCTCGCCGTGAACGTCGCGGCCAAGGTCGACGGCGAGTGGACGGATCGGGCCCTCTGGGTGGATGCCAAGGTCTACGGCGCCCAGGTCGCCTCGATCGAGGAGTTTCTCGACAAGGGCAGCATGGTGATGATCGAGGGCCGCCTCGCCGAACCGCGCTCGTGGTCCGGCGACGACGGCGAACTGCACGTGGTGCCGGTCATCGTCGCCAAGAGCGTCGTGTTCGGACCAAGGGAAAACGGCAACGGCGAAGCGCAGCCGCGGCCCCGGCGGCAGGCAGCGGTGAGTCTCCCTGTGGACGCCGAAGAGGACTTCGGATTCTAGGGGGCGGCCGTGAGCGCTCCCGAACCACGCAAGCTCTTCCGCGGGCGTCCGCGCCTCACGCCCTTCGCGGAAGACGCCATGGACGCGGAGCTGGCGATCGCGCTGTTGGCGGTGCGGACGTGAAGGCCGCCGGCGAGGTCACCGTCCTCGAGTCGCCCCACGTGGCCCCCAGATCCCTCCTTGCCGTGCTCGACATGCTTGAAGCCGCCGCCCGCGAGCGCACCTTTGCCTGCGCCGATCCGGCGAAGCGCGCTGCCGTCCTTCACGGCTACCTGCTGGCGCTGGAAGAACTCCGCAGGGCGACGGCCCTCCCATGACTATCTCTGACGACGACCTCTTTACAGACGACTCACCGCCCCCGCGCACAGTCGACGAAGAGGAATGGGCCGGCCTCATCCGCGAGAGCGTGAAGGCCGGCCACATCGACCCCGAGAAGGCCGTACCCAGCCAAGCCGACGTGCTGCGCAACTGGGCCAGGTGGACGGTCGTGTTGCCGCCGCTAGAGCGCGAGGTGGCGGTATCGAATCAGCTCGCCGTGATGCTTGACGTGAACGCCCGCGAGTTGCTCGACGCGGCACTTGCCGAGGCGGATGCGGCGCGCAGCACGAACGGCAATGGAGACGGCAGCGATCGCAGTGAGCCGTCCCCATTTATCGACTGGTCGACGTTCTGGGTGGAGGACGACCAGCCGGAGTGGGCATACCCCGACATCCTCGCGTGGGGTCGCGGGCACGCGCTGTACGCGGCGCACAAGGCCGGCAAGTCCCTGCTCATGCTCTACATCGCCGCGAAGGTGGCGACGGAGACCGACCACCACGTGACGTACGTCGACTACGAGATGACCGAGCGTGACGTGCGCGACCGACTCGCCGAGATGGGCTACGGGCCAGAGAGTGACCTCTCGCGCCTGCACTACGCACTCTTGCCGAAGATGCCGCCGCTCGACACGGAGGCCGGCGGACAGGCGCTCATGGACCTGATCGATGTGGCTGCGACGGACTCCCCTGGATCGCATTTCGTCGTTGTCATCGACACCATCAGCCGGGCCGTTGTCGGTGAGGAGAACGACGCCGATACGTGGCGCTTCTTCTATCTCTACACCGGCCTGCGGCTCAAGCAGCGCGGATGCACGTGGGTACGGCTCGACCACGCAGGCAAGGACGCCGACCGCGGGCAGCGCGGCAGTTCCAGCAAGGGCGACGACGTGGACGTGGTGTGGAAGCTCACGGTGACCCAGAACGGCGTGCAGCTCAAGCGCGAGCTGTCACGTATCGGGTGGGTGCCGGAGAAGGTGACGTTGCTCAAGAAGGACTCGCCCGTGCTGCACTACATCAGGTGCACGAGCGACGACCCGGCCGGGACTCTGGAGATCGTGCAGCTGCTCGACTCGCTGAACGTGCCGGGCGACGCGACCAACGCGCAGTCGCGCAAAGCACTCCGCGGAGCCGGACACTCGGCCGCGAACATCCTCGTTTCCGCAAGCGTGCGCTGGCGCCAAATGGCGTTCCGCGAATCTGCGGAACGCCGTCATCCGTTCCGTGAGCGGACTGAGGCTCGGGACGACTCGGAACAACCCGACTCCAGTATCCGGAACGACTCGCGGAACGATGCGGAACGGGTGCCCAGACAAGGTACGGAACAGACCCCCACCCTAGTAGAGGGTGGGTCTGGTACGTGTCCCGACAGATTCTCTCTGGACATCGGCGACATGCCATGACCGCCTCCCTCAACGCCAACTGCTCCGGCGCCTGGCGATCCGCCGACGGCCTGCCGGTCACCGTCACCGCCGCCGCCGGCCGCGCCGTGACCGTCGAGCTCCTGGCGCCGATCGGCCGCTACCCGGTGGGCCGCGCCGTGACGCTGCCGCGGAGCTGGGTGACGGTCGCCGCGGCGGAGCCGCCGCCGACGCCGGATCCGCCGCTCTGCCCGGCCTGCCGCCGCTGCCGCACCTACTTCGGCCCGGCGCCGATCATCGACGACCAGGGCGAGTACGAGTACGTCAACTGCGAACGCTGCGGCGCCATGCTGCTCGTCGGAAGGGACATCGAGCTATGAGCATCCATCTGTACTGCCCGCTCTGCGGCAAGCCTCCGCACGGATCGGCTGCGTGTCAGGCAGCACCCGGCTGGCCGACGCAGGAGGCATCCGACGTCGTGACCACCGCCCGCATCATCGACGGCCTGCGGAAGCGCATCGCCGACTTGGAGCACGACAACCGCAACCTGCACGGCCTCAACGATACGTTGCGGAAAGCCGTGGCTGAATCCGAGGCCGAACTGGCAGCCCTCATTCCGGTAGCGGGTTCTTGTCCAGAGTGCGGGATTGACCCGGCCGAACTGGCTGCGTTGAGGTATCAACTCGACCTCGCCTGCGTAGACATCGCCTGTCTCGTGGACGAACCGGACCGACGTGCGGGGTCGTCGGATGCAGTCCACGAAGACCTCCATCGCCGCTGGTGCTCCCCGAGAGAGGAGATGCCGTGAACGAGTTGGACAAAGTATTCAGCCAGAACGTTCGGCTGCTGGCCCGCATCGCCGAACTGGAGGCCGACATCGCCCGCCACATCGAGACGGCGCTGGACACGAACGAGGCGCTATTCAAGGCGGAGGCTGAGCTGGCGGCGCTGGAGGGGCGGCGGTGCGAGACGTGCGAACGCTGCGACGCGCCCTGCTGGATTCTCGTCGCCTACCGGAGCGGCATGGGTGACCCGCCGAGCAAGACTCCGTTCTGCTGCATCCGCTGGCAGGCCCGCGAGGAGACGGCAACCGCCCTCTCGTCAACACACACCGGCCGTAGCGGCGACGCCACGCCGCGGCAGGGTGACGGTGGCCCTGACGCGGCCCGGTCGCCAGAATCGCTCGCCTGATGTGGCTCCGCCGCGCCATCTACCGACGCCTGCTCGCCGACCTCGCCGAAGCGCGCGCATCGGTGTGGCAGTGGCACGCCTGGTGCGCCGACATCCGCATCGACAACGAGCTGCTCAGGGCCGAAGTCGAGAGACTGAAGGGAGAGACGTGACCGCCATCGCCGCCTTCATTGTGGGCATTCTGACCGGCATCGTGGCCACATGGCTCACCGCCGTGGCCGTCGACGCGGCGCAGCGGCAGCGGGCGCGCAGGCGCAGGCGCTGGGCAGCGAGGCGGCGCAAGTGAACGCGATCCGCGTCGTCGTCGGCGGCAGCCCGGTCGGCAAGCAGCGCCCGCGCCTCGGCAAGGGCGGGCACGTCTACACGCCGGCCAGGACGCGGCGCTACGAGCGCACCGTGAAGTGGTCGGCGCTCGGCGCGCGTCCGCGCTCGTGGTCGCTGTCGGGCGTCTACCGCGTCGATGCCGAGGCGTGGTTCCCTGACGCGCGGCGCCGCGACGGTGACAACGTACTCAAATCGGTGCTCGACGGCATGATCGGCGTCCTCTACGAAGACGACTCCCAGGTGGTGGTCGCCGTCGTCAGCAAGGGCATCGACCGCGAGAATCCGCGCACGGTGATCGTGGTCGAGGAGCTGCCGCGAGCGAGGGCAGCGGGTTGAGTCAGGCGGCGGCAGGGGCGCTGCCCGATCCCCCTGCCGCGCTGCCTCGCCTCTGCGAACGCTGCGGCGCCGTTCTGCGCGCCGCGAACCTAGAGGTGCTCTGCGACCCTTGCGCCGCTACGGTCGCCTCCTGCGCGCCCTGGGCGGACCAGGGGACGTGCCATGATCTGGCGCCGGAGGGCGTCAACCTCGTCGAGCTGGTCGCCGGCCTCATGCTGACCCACGACGCGCTGCACCCCGGCGAGAAGCTGTACCTGCGCGAGGCGCTGGCAGAGTACGGCGTCGAGGTCGACCACGTCCAGGTCTGGCAGGTAGTGAGCAAGCTCAAGCGCCGCCACCGGCTCGTCATCACCGGAGAGCCGCGACAGCCGGGCTACGCGGTAGAAGACTGGCTGTGGACGGCGCGGCGGACGCGGTCCTCAGTTGCCGATCGCACTGCCCTAACCGCTGACAACCAACGCGAAACGGGCAACGCAGGCGCGCCGCAGGCCTCGGCGCCGACCCTCTTTCAGGCTCAATCCTGCACTGAATGACAGCCATTGAGGCGCGCGCTCGCGCCCTCTCACGGCGGCAACACGGGTTCGAATCCCGTATGCGCTACCAGCCTCAACGAGCAGGCACTTTCTGAATCCGCTCCCGGTGCCGAGATCTCGGAACTGCCCTCAGCGTTGCCCTCCGTCCGGTCCTTGCGCCATACTCAGCCCCGCAGATGGGAATCCGCAAGCAGGGGAACAGATGGCTGGTGACGGCCGAATCAGGCCGTGACGGGCTCGGCGTGCGCCGCCGCGTCTGTCGCACTGTGGACAGCGAGGACGAGGCCAAGCGCGTCCTGAACAGGATCCAGGGCGAACTGTACGACGGCACGCACGTCAAGCCCTCGCACGAGTCGGTGGCCGCCTTCTGCGACCGCCACCTCGAGCAGCGTGAGCGCATCTCGGGCAGCACCCACGATCGCCTTGATGACGTGATGAAGCACGTGCGCCGCGACCTCTCCCGCGTCACTCTGGCGAAGTTCACGCCGCAGGCGGCGTCGAAGTGGAAGAAGGCGCAGCTCGAGCGCGGCCTGGCGCCGGCCACCGTCCACAAGCACATGACCTTCGTGGGCGCCGCCATGGACCTGGCCGTCTCCTGGCGCCTCATCCGCGGCAACCCCATGGACGCCGTCGAGCTGCCCTCCGTGAAGCCGCCGCCGTTTCACGTCTACGCGGCCGTCGAGCAAGCCGCCCTGCTGTCCGCCGCGGCGCCGGGAGTCGGCGACCCAAGCGGAGGGCACGCCGGACGCAGCGAAGGCAGCCTCTACGTGCCGATCGTGCTGGCCCTGGCAACGGGTCTGCGCCGCGGCGAACTGCTGGGGCTGCGCACTACCGACGTCGACCACGTTCGCGGTCGTCTCCACGTGCGGCAGGCGCTGCGCAAGGCTCGCGGCGGAGCGCTCGAGATGGGGCCATGCAAGACCGACCGTAGCCGGCGCACCGTCGTGCTGCCCGAATCGGTCATGGCGCTCGTCGCCGAGTACGTGGCGAAGCGCCCCAAGGTCCGTAGTGATGTGCTGCTTGTGAACCTCGATTCGCGGCCCTTCACGCTCAACGGCTTCTCGTCGTCGTGGCGCAAGGTGCGCGCCCGCGCCGCGGCCGTCATGGTCAAGGACGCGGAGCAACTGCACGATCCCTTCGCGCCGCATGCCGGCGACGCGCTGGCGGCGGCGCGCTTCCACGACATCAGGCACACGCACGCCACCGAACTGCTGCGCGCCGGAGTGCACATCAAGGTGGTCGCTGAGCGCCTGGGGGACTCCGAGGTGACCGTGATGCGGACGTATTCGCACGTCCTGCCCGACATGCAGGAATCAGCCGCCGCGGCGATCGAGCCGATGATGCGAGGGCTGCTGCCGCAGGTGCCCGTCAGCGAGCGCTAGCGCTATTCAGGCCACCGGCGGCCGTTCTCGTAGCGTTGCCGCGATGGTAGCATGCCCCCATGAATCCGCTGACCGGCAGCATCGGCGCGCGCTTCCTCTCGCCGCGCTCGACCTGCGCCCTCTGCGGCCGTGATGTCGATGACGATGGCGTTGCCGTGCTCGCAGAGATGGACGCCACCGTCGCCGCTGCATCCGTGGGCCTTGAGCTGCTCGCCGACGTCACCCCCGGCGAGCGCCTCGTCATCTGCCGGGAGTGCGCCGCCAGGCAGTAGCGTTCCCGCCTCGCTCACTGAGCAGTTTCCGAGATTCGACCTCACCATCCTCACCGCCAAGCAACTCGCCGTCCTTGAGATGCGCCTCTGCGGCGGGCTCTCCTGGAGCCGGATCGCTGCCTTCGAGGGCGTCACCGCGATGCCCTGCTGGCGACGCTACCAGCGCGCCCTGCAGCGGCTGAGGGCTACATCTCGCGGTTGAGTAGAGGGACCGCAATCTCTGATGGAGCCCTATGCCACAAGGAATCAGGCTGCCGGATGACGAGCGCCAACGCATCATCGACCTTCTGCCGAGCGGGCGGAGTTGCAACGCCATCGGCAAGGAGACTGGCCACAGCGCGAGCACGGTGTCGCGGATCGCGCGGTCTGTTGGGTTCGTCTTCGCACGTGCCAACCTTGCGCGCGCACAGGAAGCCCGCTTGGCCTACGGTGCCGAGTGGCGCGCCGACTTCGCCAAACGCCTGTCCGCCAAGTGCGACGACCTGCTTGGCGACATGGACAGCAAGTACCTCGTCTACAACTTCGGCGGCAAGGAGAACGACTACAACGAGCACGAGCTGTCTTCGCCGCCGACCGAGGCCAAGTTGAAGTCCGTGCAGGCGATCCGGCTCGCCGTACAGTCCATCCTCGACATCGATCGCCACGACAGCGCTGCTGGCGGACTCTCCGACGTGCAGGAGTATCTGCTTCTGCAGAAGGGTGAGCGCCCGGCATGATGGGTCCACTGTCGGAGATGCAGCGGCGGGCGTGGTGGGCCGTGGAGGACCATCGCACGACGGTCTGTGACGGCTCAGTACGTTCAGGCAAGAGCGTCGGCATGGATCATGCCTTCCTCGACTTCGCGCTCAATGGGCCGAGGGGGAACTTGCTGCTCGCCGGCCGCACCCAAGACACCATCTATCGCAACGTCATCGAGCCGATGGTCCGCATGGACTCCTGCGTGCGCTACAACCGCGGCACACGCGAACTCCACATCGGGGATCGGCTCATATACGTGGTGGGTGCCGACAATGAACTGGCACAAGAGAAGATCCGCGGCGTGACCCTGGTTGCCGCCTACGTCGATGAGGCTTCGACGATTCCCGAATCGTTCTGGACATTCCTCCTCTCGCGTCTCTCCGTCGAGGGTGCGCGCCTCATGGCGACGACGAACCCCGACTCGCCGATGCATTGGCTGAAGAAGAAGTACCTCGATCGCGCCGACGAACTTGGCATCGCCCGCTTCCAGTTTCGGCTGCCCGACAACCTGTACAACCCGCTGGACTACGTCGAGGCCATCAAGCGCGAGTTCACCGGCCTCTGGCGGCGGCGCCTCATCGACGGCGAGTGGGCGGTCGCCGAGGGCGCGGTCTACGAGATGTGGGAACCAAGCCGGCACGTCCTCGCGCCGGATCGCCTGCCGCCGGTGCCGCGGCTCTTGTGCGTCGGCGTCGACTACGGGACGAGCGCGCCCACTGCCGGCCTGCTCATCGGCATCAGCGCCGAGGAGCGCCCGCGCCTGGTCGTGGTCGACGAGTGGGCGCCGCCGTCGCTGACCGATTCGGGGCTCTCGGCTTCGTACCGCAAGTGGATCGGCGCAAGGCAGCCGGAGCGCGTCATCATCGACCCCAGCGCCGCGAGCTTCCACAAACAACTCTGGGCTGACGGCGTGCCGGGCGTCATCCTCGCCGAGAATGCGGTGGTGGACGGCATACGCACGGTGGCGTCCTTGCTGTCGGTGGACAGGCTGGTCGTGTCGTCGGCCTGCACGCACCTGCTGACCGAGATGCCATCGTACTCGTGGGACGCGAAGGCGACCGCCAAGGGTGAGGACAAGCCTGTCAAGCAGAACGACCATTTCAGCGACGCGCTCAGGTATGGCGTCTACACCACGCAGAGCCGCTGGCGCAACGCCGTGCCGCTGACCCTGCCCATCGAGATCGAGGAGGCGGCATGACCCTGCCCGCTGGTGGCCCCTGGCCGCCCTATCCCCACAGCGTGGCTCTGGCGCAGCAGGCCGTCTGGAGCGCCTGGCTCGTCGGCGACCCGGACGGCCTGGTCGCCGCCTACGCCGACGTCGGCGGCTCCGTTGACACGCCTTTCTTCAACTTCGAGAACGGCAAGAGCGGCCAGTACGGCGGCGGCGTCATCAACAAGGTCGCCCGCTTCTTCTGGGCGCGTCCGTCCCTCTCCGGTCAACGCAAGCCGCGCCTGCACGTCCCGCTCGCCGCCGACATCGCAACCGCGTCCTCCGACCTGCTGTTCTCCGAGCCGCCGCAGTTCACGGCCACCGATGACGGCAACGACGCCGCGCGGCAGCGCGTCGATGACCTGCTGAACACCGGCGACTTCCACGCCGACCTGATCGAGGCCGCCGAGATAGCAGCGGCGCTCGGCGGCGTGTACCTTCGCCTCGTCTGGGACACCGACGTGGCCGACCACGTCATGGTCGACGCGGTCGGCGCCGACGCTGCTATCGGCGAGTGGCGCTGGGGCAAGCTCGAAGCCGTCACGTTCTTCACGGAGTGGGCCCACGACCAGGAGGTGATCCGGCATCTTGAGCGCCACGAACCCGGCGCAATACTCCACGGCCTCTACCGCGGCGACGCGAAGACGCTCGGCGAAGTCATCGCGCTGACCGAGCACCCGGACACGGCGCCGTACGCCGAACTGGTCAACGATGAGTCCGCCATCCTGACCGGCGTCACGGACCTCACCGCTGCCTACGTCGCCAACATGCGCCCGCAGCGCCGCTGGCGCAAGGCGCCGGAACTCAATCGCCTGGGGCGCTCCGACTTCGACGGCTGCGAGCCGATGATGGACGCACTCGACGAGACCTACACATCGTGGATGCGTGACGTGCGCCTCGCCAAGGCGCGGCTGCTGGTGCCGGAAGACATGCTCACGAGCCTCGGCAAGGGCCAGGGCGCGATGTTCGACCAAGACCAGGAGGTGTTCACCGGCCTCAACATCATGCAGACCCGGGAGACGCCGCAGGCCATTACGGCGCAGCAGTTCGCCATCCGCGTCGCCGAGCACCAGCAGACGGCGGCCACGCTCACCGACGAGATACTCCGCGCCGCCGGCTACTCGCCCGCCACATTTGGCATGGGCGGCGACGGGGCCATGGCGACGGCGACGGAGGTCGTCTCCCGCGAGCGGCAGAGCGCCAGGACGCGCTCGAAGAAGTGCCGCTACTGGAGCCAGGCGCTGGAGCCACTGCTGACCACCTGGCTTGAGCTCGACGCGCTCATCTTCAAGAGCGGAGCCAGGGGCGCGGTCGAAGTCGAGTGGGCCGACGTATCGCAGCCCGATCCGGAGGCGCTCTCGCGCACCGTGGAGACGCTCAACCGCGCCGTGGCCGCGTCACTCGAAACGAAGGTGCGCATGGTCCACCAGGACTGGGACGAAGCCGAGATACAGGCAGAGGTCGAGGCGATCCGCAAGGAGGGCGCGCTGACCGACGTGGGGCCGCTGCCGACGGACTTCGGCGGCAACGACGGACAGTACCGTACAACCCCGTCCGGCGTGCCGAAGGAGATGCTGACGAATATGGAACCAGGAGGGCAGTGATTTGGGCGGATTCCCCTCAAAGGGAACCAAGGCGGACAAGCGCCTCAATGTGAACAGGCTTGCAGCGGGCAAGAAGGCGCCGGCGAAGAAGATGCCGTTCGGCGGCAAACGGGCTAACCCATTTGCGCGGAAGAAGAAGTAGCGTGCCCGTCAGCCCCGCCCAGGCCGAGCGCCTTGCCGCCGGCGTCGCCCGGCACTACGCTGACGCCGAGGCCACGCTCATCGCGCGCATCGCCCGCAACCTGCGCGCCGGCATCGCCGCTCCCGAGTGGGCGGCCACGAAG